TTGGATATTTGCGATACCAAGGCCGCCATTGCGGTTCTTGCGCACGATGACTTCCATAAGGTCCGATGGCTGGTTCCTGTCGTGTTCGTATGGACGGTAAACAAAGCCAATCTTGTCAGCGTCAAACTCCAGTTGCCCGGTTTCCCGAAGGTCGGACATAATGGGGCGATGGTCGCTGCGCCCTTCCGTTGCACGGGATAGTGATGAAACCACGACCCCGAACACCTTCTGCCGTTTGCAGATTGCTTTAAGAGTCTTGGATATGTTGGTCATCTGCTCAATTTTTGGCTTGGCCTTGTCAATCTTGGTGGGTTCCACCAGTTGAAGGTAGTCCAAGTAGAATCCGCAAATCCCGTACTTGGTTTTCAGTTTGGCGATTTCGCCTTCAATGCGGTCAAGATTGGCTTGGTGCAAGTCCACGATGTAGAGCGGTTTGGATTTTAGGAGGTCCGCTTTTTGGCCCAAGTCCATGAAATCCTTGGTGCTGATTCGCTCGGTCGGGTTGAGGAAGTGCGCCCCGTCCATGGTGGCGAGGTTAGAAAGCATCCGCTGGGTCAGTTGCTCCGCACTCATTTCAAGGGTGAAGAACACCACGGGAATATCGGCCATGGCTTGGTTCATTGCGATTTGCAGGGCTAAGAGCGTCTTGCCCATTGCGGGCCGACCGCCAAGAAGAATGAACTCGGTAGGCTTAAACCCTGTGAGCATTCGGTCCATCGGGCTGATGTAAGTGGGGAAGATGGAATCCTTGCGTCTGCCTTCCCTGACCTCGTTCATGTTCATAAGGTAGGTCTTGGCCAGTTCGTGAGCGGTGGTTTCGGTGGCGTTGGTTTCAATGGCCTGCATGGATTGGTAACGGGCAAAGGCTTTGGGGATGTCACGGTCATGGGCCAACTCGTCCATGATGCGCTGCTCTTCCCGTTGCTTCCACGCTTCGTTGAGGTCCGAGGCATAGACCTTCCAATCGGAGGTCAGCGTGTTCCCGTCAAGGATGTCCACAAAGTCAGCGATGACATGGGCTTGACCGTTGTCGATTAGGTGCTTGTGAACAGACACGAGGTCCACGGGTCGCTCGGCTCGGTGGAGGGATTCAATGGCCCGATAAACGAGAACATGGTTCCCCGTGAACAGGGCTTCGGGGATTTGCAGAAGGAGGACCGCTCGGTTGGTGAACTGGTCCATGAGGCAGGACAGGAGCCTGCGTTCAGCGGTAAGATGGTAGGGGTTCATCGTCGGTTTGGTTTAGTGGGGTTGAAGGTAGCGTTGCGGGGGAATTACTTGGTCCTCCCATCGGCCTTGGTTTAGGTAGGTCGCTGCATGGGGGATGAACTGCACGGGGGTTTCGGAGTAGAGGCGGGCGATGTTGTTGATGGCTGCCTGCTGGTCCTCGTCTTTGAGTTTGGCGAAGGCTTTGGATGCGGACTGCTTGGAGGTCTTGCGGGGGTAGAGGTTCCAAAATTGGTCAAAAAGCACACAAGTATTCTTCTTCTTCTCTTGTATCTCAATCTTATCTTCTCTTATCTCATCTAATCTTATCTTATCTGCTTCGTTTTGCTTAGCACTTGCTACGATTTGCTTAGCACTTGCTACATCTTGCTTGGCTATTCCTTGGGCTTTATTTTCCCCACCTTTGCGTCCAGCCTCGCTCCGTCGCTGACTTAGACGGTCAAGGTCAGCCATCTGCAAATCAAGGAACTCAATGCGGATTTGTTCGCCTTCTTCCTTGATGATTTCGGCTTCCATCAACTGACCAAGCAGGGTCGCACCGATTTCAAGGCCCGCTTGATGGGCCGTAAAATGCCCGTGCTTGACCCAGTAGAGTTGACAAATGTGAATGAATGCCCCCTGCAATTCAAAAGATTTGCGGCTGATTCGTCCTGCGAGCCAATCGCTGGGGGAGTGCTTGTACCAACTATTTTCCATGTGGTAGTAAAAAAACGCCCCAACTGGTAGAGGCAGTCGGGGCAGGGTTAGTTGAGGAACCCTTTTATCTAAACGACTTGCTGACCTCTACTTCAGCAAACCGCCTTTATTGCAAATGTAATCTTCGGGCAAAGTTACACTAAAACGGCAAATCTTTGTCCTGTGGCTCAAAAGCGTTGGCGGGACGGGATTCGTTCATCGGCTCGACTTTGCCGCTTAGGAATTTCTTACCGCTCTGCCCTTCCTTGACCCATGCGGAGAGCCGCATCTTGGTTCCGTCGGGGAGAATGATGTCGCCACGGTAGTCGGGGCGTTTCGGATTGTCGCCCTTGTCGTTGGAGAACAAAGAGAAGGTGTTGGGTTGGGGGGTGTAGTTACTCATGGGGTTTGGGTTGGGGTTTGGGTTTAAATAATTGAAAAAATTTTTAATTGGTACTAAATATCCTTTTGATGTATAGTCGTCGCCGCCTGCTACTATTTTGTAAGATTCCATAAATTTAGCAATCCAAGCCGTTGGCGCAATAACTAAAACAGGGTCAAACCTTAAAAACATACCAGTCCGATTTTGTTGTAAGTATTCCGCTTTTTTTACCACGACTTTCAAACTCAATAAAGACATTTCCTGTATCTGCGGTTTGATAATCATGCTTTACCTCAATGGCTTCGGATTGACCTACAAGGGATTTTCCAAATTCAATTAAAAAATCAGTAACCGCTTTTTCATGCTGAATCTCTTTGTTTAAAGCAATATCAAAACGATTGTCTTTTCCGACTATCATGGGTTTTGGGTTGGAATTTGGTTGGGTTTAATTGTGTAAGTGCAGTTTTCTTCTATGAGCCAATTTTGAGGCCCGTAAATCGCTTAAAATGCGGTAGGTGGTACGGATGGTCACCCCAAGCACTTTGGCGAGTTCTACAGCCCTGTACCGGGCGTTGTGCAAGGTACGACACGGCGTAGATGGTGGCGACTCTTCGTTGGATTTCTTTGGCTTTGGGCATGGTTAGGGGATTAATTGGTACTTGCGGCCGTTTGGGTGTTCGATGACTTCGGGGGTGCGGTTGTCAAGGATTTTCACCTCTTGAATTTTCGTAGTAGATTTCATTGCCTTTCAGAATCGTATTCACGCTTTACCCAATATCCATCTGAATTCTCAAAGTAGATTTGATTAATCTTGTTTGGGATTTCCAAATCCCCATTCGCCTCAAAATCCCAGTTCAGCCATTGGCAGATTGTTTGTCCGTCTTTCATCTTAACTGGCTTTAAAAGTTAACTGCGATGCTTGGTTTTGTCCCTTTGCGGGACACACAGGGACCGCTTCGCCCGTGGATTCGTCGTACACCGTTGCCTTGCCAGCGTTGCGGAAGGCCATCTTCAGCAGTTCTTCCCTTGCTTTCATGGATGCCTGCAAGTCGCTCCACATTTGGTCGTGCTGGTAGTCGGGAGTCAACGCCCCCTCCTTGACTTGAATCTCTGCACCGAAGGCGGAGAAGGTCTTGCCGTGCTTTTCGGCCTCGTCCCGAACGATGTCCTCCGTGGCTTTGAGGACTTGCTCCAGGGCTTTCACGACCGCCTTCAAGCGTACATGGGCGGCGATGGGGGTTGACCTCGCCTTCCTCAATGCGGAGGATGAGGCCAGCGGCGATGTCGGCGATGTCAGCCTTGCTGATGTCCGACTTGGGGATGGTTACTAAGTGGTTCATGGACATTTTGGTTGTTTGTTGGGATTGGAAGAGGGAGTTAAGGGTGTGGACCTTGCGGTCCCAAATTTCCAAGGAAGGTGAGCCGNAAACCACATGTTTCTGCAAGGTTCATAGTCCAAGTAGATTCGTGCTTTTGCAGCATGCGAAACAGTACTTTCCCCAATTTCGGGGTTGAATTTCTTTGATTTCAAGGATAGCCTTGTAAACATCGGCGTTGCATTTCTCGAGTAGGTTCATGGCATTTTGGTGGTTTGTTGGGATTGGAATAGGAGGTAGAAGGAGTAAACTTTGCCGTTCCAAAGTTTACCATACGGAAGGTGTGCCGAGAAACAAAGCAGTTCGCTCAAAGTCAAATCATGGTGCGAATAGTTGGTTTTTAGAATGTCAATCAACTTCTCCCCGATTTCGGGATGTTCGGCCTTGATGTCGAGTATAGCCTTGTACACATCNGCGTTGCATTTTTCAAGTAAGGTCATGGCTTATTTTTTAGAGAGTTGGTTTTGTAATGAATTGGTATGCCNTTCTTCAAAGCGGGCGGGGGTCGATTTGGTCAAAGTCCTTCATGAACCGCTCCTGCTGGTCGGCGGGGAGGTTTCTGCACCAGTTGCAAGAAATCTTTCTTCAGCGTTTCGGCGGTGAGGTCGTCGTATGCGGGAACGAGGCCGAGTTTGTCGCTCAAGTCGTTGAACTGCTCCTGCTTGGCGATGGCCATCTGCACCTCGTTGGCACTTGCGATGCTCGTCTCGATGCCGATTCCAAGGGCGGCCAAGGCACGACCAAAGGCAGAGGTTTCGCAGTTCTCTACATAGGAGGTCTTGTTAATCATGCTGGAGGTGCGGTCCTCATGGGCGTGGCCCGTTGCCCTGATGCGGCCATCGGCATCACGGATAATGGCTTTGATGCAGCACCTATCGGGTTGCAGGTCAACGAGGTCGGATTCAATGGACCAACCAGCGAAGGTTGGCTCGTTTCGGAAGTACAGGAGGCGTTGGTTTACCTCCACATAGTCCTTCCCTTTGATGTTGGTTGTTTTGAATTTGTGCATGGTTTTGGGGTTTAGTTGGTGATAATTGCAAGGATGAAATCTGCCGAAGAATGCGAGGCCGAGGCAGGTGGTCAGCACGATGTAGCCCGTAGCAAGGGCGGCTTTGAGTTTGGTTTTGGTTTCTTGGTTCATGGTTTTGGGTTTGGTGTCCGACAAAGTTACAACGCCTTTTCCCTTTTGCGACCATTGTAGTCATTTTTTTTATGGGGCATTTACACCCGATAGCGTATAAATTCCTAATTTTCGGCATGTTTGTAATCAAAAGTGCATAATTTCGCACTATGCCATACCACTCCACCCGACCTGCCAAAGCCCTCACAAACGCCTTGGAGCGGCTCATGATAGCCATATCGTCCCAAGACCTGGAGCAGAACCACGCCCTCCTGTGCGAGTACCGCAGGGCTTGCGAACTGCTGGGGTACGACCCGGCAAAAGCCCAGTGGTCGGGGATTCACGAAGTGTCTGCATCCCAGTTGCCCACCGAGCAGGACCACACCGTCTGTTACTACCCCCTATTAAACCCCGAAGAATGAGACAAATCACCCACCTCGTTGTGCATTGCACGGCCACACCAAAGAACACCACCATCGCATCCATACGCCGCCATTGGAAGGAGGGGTTGGGTTGGAAGGCCGTGGGCTACCACAAAATCGTGGAACCCAACGGGAACATCATGACCTTGGCTACGGATGACAAAGTGACCAACGGGGTTGCGGGCCACAACGCCACAAGCCTCCATGTGTCGTATATCGGGGGCAAGGATACGGACGACCGCTCCATCCAGCAGAGGCAAGCGATTGCAGGGGTGTTGCTATCTTGGTTGCAGAAATACCCCAAGGCCCGCATCTGCGGACACAGGGACTTCCCAGGGGTGACGAAGGCTTGCCCGCAGTTCAATGCGGAGAAAGAGTACGGTTATCTATACCTAACCGCCAGCGATACGCAGGAGGGGTGAACGAGAAACCCGTCATTAACGGGGTTTTGCAGGGATAATGCGGCAAAATTCATGCAGAGTAATCCTTTGCGGAAGGTAGCGGAATCCGCTACTTTAGGCGTACGATTTCTTCGTACAGGTCAATACAACCTATCCGCAGGAGTGAAGGTGGCGTGCAGTTGCAGTTCGGGACCTTTGTTGTCCTTGCTTGCGTTCCTGCTGGTTTCCAACTTCATCCAATATCCGCCCAAAGGCTTCGGGCCTCTGCCTCGCTCAGTGTGAAAACCCATGTATCCTCCGTCCCATTCTTCCTTGTAAGTAGCCGTGCGAAGTTGGTGAATAGGTTTTTGAAGTAGGGTCTTCGTGGAACGGTCATAGCGGTGAATCATGTTTTGGTGGTAGTAAAGTTCGTGGACATGGCCCATCCAAGTAAGGTCGTAGCCTTCGGTGCTTGCGAGTAGGCGTTGGTCTTGGATGACCCCCTTGGTGACTGGTCCGCCACCCCCTGCGCCGTGGTAGTAGTGGACCACGAAGTTGTTCCCCCGAAGGTTGTCGTGCTGCACTCGGATGTCAATCGTGCCGCCGTAGCCGCCGACCTCAACCGCTGACCCCCGTAGCCGTAGTTCAAGGTGCTGGCAAAGCGTTGCAGAATGTCAGTTTCTTGGTGATGGATGATGGATGTTTCGTGATTCCCGTAGCCAACAAGCAGCAGGTTCTTTGCATACGGTGCAAACCATTCCACGGCGGTATTCACGATGGAATCCAAGTAGCGGGCGTTGTGTGTTCGGGGCGGATATCCTCCTTGCTCCGCCTTGGGTCGCCTTTGCCTTGCATCAAACAAAAAAAGTCACCGTTGACGATGACTCCTGCGTTGCGCCGTTGGGCTTCCTTTAGGTGGTTGGTCAGCAGTCCCCTATTGCAATGGGGGTTATCCCAGTGCAGGTCGCTGATTAGAAGAAACTCCTGCCCCGATTGACAGGTGACTTCGTGGATGTTTCGGGAATGCTTGGTGAGTGGTAGAATCATTGCATGGCTTTTAGTGTTGCGTTCTCGGATTCAAGCGTATGGATGGTAGTTTCCAAACACTCAATCCGTTGACGCAAAACTACAAGTTCATTGCGTAATTCTGTTAACTCTTTGTTCTGGGCTTCGGCGGTTGCCTGCCACATAGCCAGCACCGCTTGGGCTTGCTTGACTTGGAGGGAATCCGCCGTGAAGCGTCCCGTGTCAGCCAAGCAATAGCACCGCCAACGATTGCGCTGACCGTGCCGATGATAGTTGTTTCAATTAGGTTCACTACTTGTTGGGTTCGCCCTTTGATTTATCCAAAGCCATCCAACCTACTGACAACAAGGCCAATACCGAGCCAATAATTTCGGTGAGGGTAGCGGTGTCGATGATACCTTTGGCGACGAGTGTGCCTCCAATAAAGGTTAGCAAGTGACGGAGCAGAGCGATGACGGCTGATTTCATAAGTGGGAGTTTTGGTTGGTCGGGGTTGGCGTTTCGGCGGTTAAATAGGCCCATGGTTGGAAATGTTACTTTTGTGATTGTGTTGCAAATTCTTGGTAATCGGCGGTGTATTGGTCGTCCCATCCGCTGAACGAATGCACGCCAACGGGGCGGGCCACACGACAAATGCGGCCAATGGTTCGGGGCAGGTGTCGTTGAACAGGATGTCCACCGCAAATTCGGGGCGGGTCTTGATGCAGTTGCCTTCTTCATCCGATGCGGCGCAGAGGTGTCCAAGCGGCACGGCGAAGTCTAGCGGTTGCAGGAATTCCCTTAGCAACTTGTCAGCGGTGTCCCCGTCGGGGAAGGCGAACTTGCGGAAGGTGGCCATCTTAGGGGGTGGTCAGCGTTGCGAGTTCGGCATCGGTGAGGCGGGTGGTGTAGAGGGCGGCGGCACGAATGCGGTTGTTGAATTGGTTTAAATCCGAAACATCTGCGCCAAGAGTGACTT